TAAAGTTAGTTTTCAAACTGATCCCAGTATTCGCATACTTGTTAGTTCTGATGCCGGTGGGTATGGTGTGGATTTGCCTCAAGCTAATCTTCTCATCAATTACGACTTGCCGTGGAATGCTGGCCTCGCTGTACAACGCAACGGTAGAATTCGTAGGGCGTCATCTACCTGGTCGACCATAGTAATCCAAGACTTTTTAATGGAAGGCTCTATTGAAGAGCGTCAACACACTATGTTGCAGCAAAAAATAGCAATTGCTAACGCTGTAGTAGACGGGGAAGGCATTGACGACAAAGGCGGGGTAGCTTTAACTGCAGGCTCACTTAAGGCTTTCCTACAGAACATCACGGTTTAGACTTATTCAATGCCTAACGCACCTAAGACACCAACACGGACTATTCGTGTAGCCAGCGACCTTTGGGCTGCTGTAAAAGACAAGGCCGCCATCGAGGGCCGCACAGTGACCGACGTGATCGTTGAGGCATTAAAAAAGTATATTGCGGAATAAACCCCGTGGTACTATTGTTACACCTTAAGACCTGCCCACAATGGGGGGTCTATTACTAGTTATCGTCTAAGGAGATAATTATGGCTATTCTGCCTATGCCTGGAAAAGGCTACCCAGATCACGACTGGCACATTAAAAAGCCAGCACAACTTCCAGCCCCATTAACAATAAACAGCTTATTTCCAAACATTAATCGATGGGCAATTGGCTTTGATCCAATGTTTGAAACTCTCAAGGAACTTGCGTTAGAAGCAAAAACCTCTACATATCCTCCATATAACGTTCTTAAAAATGGGGATGAGCATGTTTTAGAGTTAGCGGTTGCTGGTTTCTCAAAGAAAGACATCACAATTACGGTCAAAGAACTTACGCTGACCGTAGAAGGCAAGCTTTCAGACGCTGAAACTAACTATGTTCATAAAGGCATTGCAGGTCGGGAATTCTCACAGAATTTTGCTTTAGCTGAGTACGTAGTTGTAAAGGGCGCTGAGCTCAAGGACGGTCTGCTTCGAATTACTTTGAAGCAAGAATTTCCTGAGGAAAAGAAGCCTAAAACTATTACCATCAAGTAACTTGCACTTTGTCGGTGGGGTGGTATAGGATGTTTTTAAAGGAGGCAACATGCCAAATATCATCCCACCGGACAAAAAACCGGTAAGTTCAGTACTAAGTAAAGTTCAACAGTTTATTGCTATTAAGCGTCAAGTTGACGATTTAACTAAAGAACAATCACAATTAAAAACATTTCTTTCTGATCTTGTAGATGCAGAGGGAGAGCCAGATGACAAAGGTCATCTATGGTATCCACTAGAACAAGAGGTAGATGGGTATCGATCTTTGCAACGTCAACGCAAAGTTTCTCAAACACTTGATGTAGATCAAGCAGCTAAAATTCTTAAAGAAAAAGGTTTAGCAGACCGCTGCTACTCTATGCAGCCAGTGCTTAACGAAGACGAGGTAATGTCTTGTCTATACGAAGGTAAATTAACTGAAGAGGATATCGATACGATGTTCCCTAAGAAAATTACTTGGGCTTTTATTCCTTCTAAATCTTAAGGAAAAACGTGAAAACACTAAAACTTATACCTCAAACACTTGTATCCAGTGTTACTGAGCCGTTTCCAACCCCTGCAATTTCTAGCATACCAAAATGGTTTAAAGATATGAGGCACATGCTGCCTGGTCACGACAAAGTTACTTTAGACATGGCTAGCAAGGGTTCTATGGCAACTATGAAATGGTGTCAGCCTGTTCTTGATTCTTTTTCTGCAGGGTACATGCTTACTTTATCTGCGGATGTTGAGGTTTCCAATAACATTCACGGCTATCCAGAGTTTAAGTGGCGCGTAGAAGAAGAGATGGTGGCTAACCACCCAACCGTTCAAACTCAAGGGTTTCCTGTTTCAGAAGACTATGTAAATGTGGCGTATAAATTTTTAAACAATGTTGTAATTGAAACGCCTCCTGGTTACAGCCTTCTGTTTACTCATCCTTTAAATAGGATGGATCTTCCTTTTCAAACCCTGAGTGGGATAGTAGACGCTGATTCCCACCCAATGTCAGTTGATTTTCCTTTTTATATAAGAAAAGGCTTTGAAGGAATTATTGAAAAAGGAACTCCAATAGTTCAAATAATTCCAATCAAACGAGACAGCTGGTCTAGAAAGCAACTTGAGTTTTCTAAAAAAGACTCTATACTTAGGTACAATAAGTTTGCTCAAACTATTTATCGGTCCTATAAAAAGAATTTTTGGACAAAAAAAAACTATGGATGAAGTTGACAAGTTGTTTAAGAGCCTGGATGATTACTACCCTGGCTCTAAACGCAAACGTCGTGAACCAGATCCAAATGCAAAACCACGTACAGTTTCTACACCAACCGCTTGGAATGCTGACCCACAAGTCAAAGCATTACCAAACGGAAAGGTGCTAGAATTGTTTAGCGCAGGAGCTATGGCTCTTGCGTTAGGCAGACCGTTAGTTACTTTGAGGCTTTGGGAACGAAAAGGTTATATACCGCGTGCACCCTATCGCTTAAAGTCAATGATTGTTAATGGTGTAAAGAAGCCCGGATGGCGGATGTACAGCAAAGCAATTGTCGAAGCAACTATCGAGAGTTTTCAGTCTCGGGGACTTCTTGAAGCCCCTAGGATTGACTGGAATCGACATCCTGATCTATCAATTGAATTGATGGAAAAGTGGACTAAGATTCACTCTCAAGAAACAACTTAATATGACCATGATCCATTGATCCATTGACTATGAAAGGAATATCCAAATGGGTATCCGCATTGAAAACAACGAAACACCTAACGTCGACTCTTATGTAGTCGAGACACCTACTGCAGAGAATCTTGAAGAAATCTTTGCAGCCGAAGATGAGACTGAAGTTCCTGAGCGTTCTTCAGTAATTCAAACCGGTTGGGCAGCAGCTAAGAAGGCTGTAGCAAAGTCCAACAAAACATTCGCAACCGACTTCCGATTTGACGAAGACGTCCAGCTAATTAAGTTTATTGGTAATGAGCCAATGAGCTTTATGCAGCACTGGGTTAACCGTCCTGGAAAGAAGTCATTTATAAGCATTGGTGAGGGTGACCCGCTAGTTGCTGTCGGAAGTAAGCCAGATCAAAAATTTGCGTTTACTGTTCTTAATCTATCTGACGAAGACCCACAACTTCAGTTAATGATTGTTGGTGTTCGTCTATGTGGACAACTTGAGAAGCTTGATTCTGATAAGAAGACTGGCCCACTTAGTCGTCCTGACATCTACTGGGCTGTAAGCAAAACAGGCGCCGGTACAAAAACATCATACTCAATTACTCCTGTAAAAGAGCGTGACCTTGCTGAGGATTGGGGTATTGACCCTGTTGCAGCCTCAGAGCTAATTAAAACAATGAAGCCACTTGGACCAGATGCACTTCACACATCTACCAAGGCTGAACTTGCTGAGATTGCTCGTGAAATTGCATCAGCTAACTAACCTCAACTAATAGTGCTGAGGGCTCATTCTCTTGTCTCCTTTCTCTGATGAGCCCTCAGCGCACCTAACAAGGGAGCGTTATGAATATTGTTACAACCGAAAAACAACTTAAAAAATTAGTTAACGCCTACGATAAAGTAGACGCGTTTTGTTTTGACGTAGAAACTGTTGGAGACCATCGCGGAGACCCACGTCAAAACACTGTTACTTGGATTGCTTTAGCAACTCATGGTCGAGTCGATGTGATTCCTATGGGCCACCCAAATGGTGAGTATCTTCGTACAGACTATCCGCTGCTACCTTCTGCAGTGGCGCGTGTTGCAAAAGGCATGGAACTACGAGACTCTGACTATAGTAAAGATGAGCGCAAAGCAACAAAGGTATTTGGTCCAGCACCTGAGCAACTAACTGCTGGAGAAGTGTTTAAAGCCCTTAAACCTTTACTTAATGGAGATAAGGTAAAGATTGGGCATAACCTTAAGTTTGATTTGCAAAGCGTTACTAAGTACGTAGGAAAGCTCCCATCACCTAAGTATTTTTGTACGCTAAATGCTGCGTTTATCTTAGACAATCAAAACCGTAATGATCTAGGTCTTGATGACTGTCTAAAGCGTGAGTTTGGGTACCACATGGTTAAGGGTGTGGGTAAAGAAGTAGAGAAGTATTCCTTTGAAGAAGTAGCTACCTACGCCGCTCTTGACGCAGAGTGGACTTGGAAGCTGTATTTAAAGTATCAATCAAACCTTCTTACAGATGGTTTGTCTGGCATTTTTAATTTAGAGATGGACGTTCTTGAAGTTATCTGTCGCATGGAACTTCGTGGCGCAGATATTGATGTTACTGAGCTAAGTAAACTTAAAGCAAACCTTGAGGTACAGCTAGAAACCTGTAAAGCAAATATCTATCGTCTTGCTGGAAAAGCTATTAACATTAATAGTGTTCCAGAAAAACAAAAACTTCTTTACTCGTCTAAGAAAGACGGGGGTAGAGGTTTACGGCCTAAAGTTTTGACCCCTGCTGGACAAAAACGTGCGGAAGAAGGCCAGCCTTCTTCAGTAGCAGATTACTCTGTATCAGAACCTGCGCTGCAGGCTTTTGCAGGAAAAGATCTTTTAGTTGATGCATTAATTGAGTATTCTGATCTTAATAAGCTTTTAACAACTTACGTAATCCCGTACATGGGTGGGGATATAACTAGAACTCTTGCAGGTAAATCTAAAGTTACCTCTAAGAAAAGTATTATGTTTAAAGGCCGAATCCACACGGACTTTGTACAGTACGGTGCTGAGACCGGTCGTTTTTCTAGTCGTAACCCTAACCTTCAAAACGTACCTGCCCCCCACACAGTAAACGGCAAAGCAATCCGCAATTTATTTGTAGCTCCAGAGGGTTACTCTTTAGTTGTTGCTGACTACAGTCAGATTGAACCACGTGTTATTGCATCCTTTAGCCAAGATCGAATTATGTGCGGTGCCTACTTAAACGGAGAAGATATTTATACAACTATTGGTAACACAATGGGCGTAGACCGCAAAGCGGGTAAGGTATTAGTTCTATCTCTTGCTTATGGTGTAGGTCCAGACAAGATTTCCGACTCAATTGGTTGTTCTTTGGCAGAGGCTAGGGACTTACTTGATGAGTTTATTAGGAAGTTTCCATCAGTTGCTAGGTACAAGAAACAAGTTATTGCTGATAGCCGTAGGCAAGCACCAATTCCTTATGTCAGCACCCTTTTAAAGCGTAGACGTTATCTACCCGACCTTAGGTCTAATGAGGTCTGGAAACGGTCTAGAGCAGAGCGTCAGGCCTTTAACACGGTAATCCAGGGGTCGGCAGCAGACCTCATTAAGCTTGCTATGATTAGGGCTAACAAGATGATTCCAGAAGAGGCGTCTCTGATCCTAACTGTGCACGATGAGTTAGTAACTGTTACTCCTACTGAAATTGCAGAAGAAACAGCCGAACAGATTCGTAAAGCTATGGAAGAAATTAAAGCTTTGCAGGTACCAATGCTTGCAGACATTACAATTGTTAAACGGTGGGGAGAAGCTAAATGAGTTTCTGGAAGCGTAATAAAAGCAAGATTACAGTTACTCAGGTACCCCTTAGCGTTTTAATGCGACAGATTGTTTATGATGCAATGCTTACACCAACAGAGGGTATTGCTGAGATGATGGGTCTTCCACCAATTTCAGATGAAGTAGCTGAGATGGAAGAAGATGCTCATCAAAAGCGTTTAAGTAATATTTCTGCTCTTTTACCTTTTATAGATGCTCATGCTGACATTCTTGCCCAGGTAGCTACGTCTGCGTATATGTTAGACGCTGATAAAGATGAACAAGAAATTCCATTAGAGGGGCTAGACCATATAAATCAATTGTTTAGAATGGTTGCTTTGGCTTCTTCAGTATCTTGCGTATCAACGCTATCAAATATTGGATTAATTGAATCAAAGGTAGGTATAGACAATGAGTAATAACAATTGGTGGGCAAAAAAATTAGGAAACAACGGTCCTATGCCGGATACCCCACCAACAACCCCTTATCAACCAAATGTTTATCGACCACCGCAACAGACTCCTAATGTGCAGGTCTCTTATGATCAGCAACAAGACCAGTTAGTTTCTAGGGCACAAAGTGCTAGAGATACCGAACGTTGTCCTGGATGTATGTCCGGCAACTATATGGCACCAGTTGGCACTCAGCGCAAACGTTGTTATGATTGCGGGTATCCAATTGTCCAGTCTGGTACTGGAGCAGGCGGTACAGGTTCTGCTAGCAGTGGTCCAACAATTGCTGCTAAGCAACCAAATCAAAGCGGTGGATTTAATCCAACAACAATCGTAGGGAGACTTGAATAATGGCACTAAACGCAGAGGCACTAAAGATTGCAGCAGGCATCAATAAGAAGCTTGGAGCAAACACTGTTGTTCTAGCTGGGGAAGCTCGACTATCACAACGCATTACTTCTGGTTCTCTTACACTTGATGTTGTTCTAGGTGGGGGTTGGCCTATGAATCGTTGGGTTGAATTAGTGGGAGAAGCTTCACACGGAAAAACTGCAATTGCTTTAAGAACTATTGCAGCTAATCAACAGATTAACCCTGACTTTACAGCTGTATGGATTGCTGCTGAAGATTTTGATTCAAAATACGCTGAATTATGCGGTGTAGATAACAGTCGTGTACTACTTGTAGAAACTAATAGTATGGAGGATGCTTTTGATTCGGTTATTCAGTTTATGGAAAGCAAGGCTGTTGACATGGTTGTTGTGGATTCCCTTCCAGCCCTTGTTCCTGGCGCAGAAGATGAAAAGCATATGGAAGAATTTACTGTGGGTCGTGGCGCACTTATTACCAATAAGTTCTTTAGAAAAGTGGCGTCAGCTACCAAACGAGACCTCATCGAATCCGAACGACCAGTATTAGGAATTATGATCAACCAGTATCGTATGAAGATTGGCGTTATGCATGGAGACCCTAGAACTACTCCTGGTGGTTTAGGTAAAGACTATGCGTACAGCGTACGATGTGAAGTTAAACGTGACGATTGGGTTGAGGTTGGTACCGGAGAAAGTAAACGACGCGTAGGTCAAACTATTCGTGTTCGTACTATTAAGAACAAGACTTTCCCACCTCAGCAAACAGCTTATCTAGACTTTTACTTTGCAGAAGGCGGTGCAATTGATGCTGGTGGTTATGACACCGGTAAAGAAATTGTTGCCCTATCTATTCTTAACAACATTGTAGAACGTCGTGGTGGTTGGATGTACTACGGTGATCGTAAGTGGCAAGGAGCACAGGCTCTTATTGATTCTCTTAGAGAAGAAATTGAGCTACGTGAAGAACTCAGTAAAGCTGTTCTTAGCACAATTAAAGCCCAACCTATATTGGCTTTAGATGAAGAGTGAGGGACAAAAGCAATCTCTAAAGCATGAGAAGCGTTTAGAGAAACTTGTGGATGGAAAACGTTCTGCAGCGTCAGGCGCTTTCTGGTCACGTAAAGGGGATGTACGAAGTAATGATCTTTTGATTGAGCACAAATGGACCGGCAAAAAGTCAATAACCATTAAATCAGAAGTTCTTAAGAAGATTACTACCGAGGCTATCCTTGATAGTCGTATTCCGGTTTTAGGTCTTCACCTTGATGGCGAGAACTATGTAGTTTTAGGAGAGGAGGATTTCTTTGAACTTCGTAACGCACTCAGGGGTGACTAAATGGAATATGACGACGAGCCTACATGGGCTTGGAGATACAGGGCTAAATGCCGAGGGGAAGATACAGAGATATTTTTCCCACCAAGAGATAAAGCTTTATACAAACCGATAGCAGATAAAGCTAAAGCAATCTGTTGGGGAAAGGATGGGCGACCAGCTTGTCCAGTTCGCAAAGAATGTCTTAAAGAAGCTATCATAAACGATGAGTTGCATGGAATCTTTGGTGGCATGTCACACAGAGAAAGAAATGCAGCAAAGCGTAAGTATGAAAAACAAGGTTTAACACTAGAAGAATGGATAGACCAGGATGGCAAATACGGGCAAGCCTAAGGCGATTTCTTTAAAAGCATTCTTAGACGCAACTAAACGAGATACTCGTTTAATGGGCGCTATTGAGCGCCACTTGTTATCTAAGCCTTTTGATAATCGTCGCATGGATATTATTCACCCATCTGACATGATTAAACCTGAGTGGTGTCATCTTGCCCAGTACCATGCAATTAAAGGTAACTACAAAGAGGTGCGTGAAAAGCCTACTCTTCGTCTTCAATCTATCTTTGATGAGGGGCACACGATCCACGCTAAGTGGCAGAAGTGGCTTACAGAAATGGGCGTGCTTTACGGTAAGTGGGAGTGCTCGGAGTGTGGACCTTCAGATTGGGAACTTGCTTCTGATTTAAATTTTGATGACCCAGAGTGTGGGGTTTTTGAATACCGTGAAGTTCCTCTGTGGAGTGACAAGCACAAGATTGGTGGTCACTCAGATGGTTGGGTTAAAACATTGGGAGAAGACTGCCTTATTGAGATTAAGTCTATTGGTGCTGGAACACTTCGCTTTGAGGCTCCGGCTTTGTTAGCTCAGTCTGATGGTGATTTAGAAAAAGCTTGGCGCAATATTCGTGCGCCGTTTCGTGCCCATCAATTACAGGGTCAGGTTTACCTGCACTTAACTCATCTAATGGTTGAGAACGGAGATCTTCCGTCTGCACCAGAAGAGATCGTATTTATCTATGAGCTTAAAGCTAACCAAGATTATAAAGAGTTTACTGTCAAATACAACCCAGAGTTTACCAAGGAGCTGTTTGATCAAGCCTTGGACATTGCTTGGGCAGTTGACAACAACCGACCACCTGTGTGTAATATTGACCCCGTAGCCGGATGTAAACGGTGTGAGCCTTATAAGGAGAGTATTGATGCCTGATTACAATTACAAGTGCTCAAAGTGTCAAGAAGTAACTGAGAGTTTTTTTCCTATTCAAGATGGTCCTTTACCTGCAATAGTATGTAAGTGCGGTGGAGAAGCATTTAGACAATACTCTACATTTGGTATTCAACTTAAAGGCGGAGGATGGGGCGGTCAATGAGTATAAGTCGTAAGGTATTAGATAGCTTGGGAGAACTAGGATTTACTCTTTCTCCAAAGCCTGGCTATGAGATTCCAGAACTTCCTCGTGACATAACAGAATTAGACGACGAGGGTCTTATGGATCTTTTTGTACAGTTTACTCAGTGGAACGATCACCTTTCAGGGGCTCACGCTATTGCAGTAATTAATGAGCGTGAAGCACAGCGCAACGTAGATGTAGCAGAAGCTGGTGCAATGCTTAAGAACTGGACCGGTACAAAAGGCGGGGATAAAGTAACGGTACTTAAGGCACAGATTGCTGTATCACCAGAAGTAAACGAGTTGTATGAAGATTTAAACACTCGTTATGCGTTTCGTAAATTGCTTGAGACTCGCGCCCTTAGTGTAGAGCGTGATTCACAAGTAGTTTCTCGTGAATTAACTCGCCGTACATCAGATGGTGGCGGCATGCGTTCTAGAACCCGGAGGTTTACACCATGAGTTATGAGCAGCTTCCTCTATTTACAGATGAAGAGCTAGGCCTTAAACCTAGTGTTATTGGTCTTACAGGTTATGCACAATCTGGAAAAGACACCGTGGCGGATATTTTAGTAAACAAGTATGGATACAAAAGACTTGCTTTTGCAGACAAAATAAGAGAAGTTTTGTATGCAATTAATCCAATGGTTGGATGTAGCCCTACGGGTTATTTACAAGATTTAGTAAACTTAGTTGGTTGGGATAAAGCAAAACAAGAACCTCAAGTTCGTAGGTTACTACAAGACTTAGGTGTGGCCGCTAGAGATTTACTTTATACAAATATCTGGGTTACAACTGCATTTAATAATGTAAGCCCGGGTGAACTTGTTGTGATAACAGATGTAAGGTTTGAGAATGAGGCTTCAATGGTTAAAACTATGGGGGGTCAAATTTGGCGTGTAAAAAGAACAGGTTTTGGCCCGGTTAATGATCACGTATCTGAGTCTGAATTAGACGGATATAAAGTTGATCAAATTTTTTTAAATAACGGCACTGTAGAAGATTTAGAAAAACTAGTTACTAGTCGAATGGATAAAAAATGATTGGTAACAAAGAACCCCTAATTATTTACTGGACTCCTGCAACTTACGAAAGCGATAAAGAATCGTGGTCGTTACTATACCCTGAACCAGTAAGCCTATATTCTCAAGTAAATAAGCTTCGCCCTTCTAAGGTGGCAGTAGATAACGTATACGCTTGCCCTGCTTTTAAAGACACTACACGTAATGTTTTTGTTTTTAAAAATCCTGTAGAAAATATAGTTACATTTCCAAAAGGATTTTTAGAAGCAGCAGCACAAGAAATAGCAAAACATGAAAACTACCCTACTAATTCTCGTTCTTTTGGGGCTGACCTAAATTCTAAAATTTTTTTAAACGTAATACGTAAATCTTCTTTTGAAGGTTATGCTAATGTTTTTTATAATTTTATGTGGCTTTTTGTAGCCGAAGAACCCGTTATTGCTAAAAGCACCCCACCCTATTACCCACACTCATCACCTGCTGATGGTGCAATGTTATCCATGGGGGAGTTTGACATCGGACAATGGTTTATACCATTTCAACTAGATTATCATATTCCCATGTCTACAGAAAAAATGACTTTTCTTGAGGGAGATGATTTACTGTATTTACATATACTGACCGATAGGCCTGTTGTGTTTAAACGATTTATGCGAACACCCACAATTGCACAGTTGCAAATTGAGTGTGGTGCAGCATCCGCACGCTATGGGTTATTTAAACCACTTACAGAAAAGTACGTTATGGCAAAAAAAGCTAAACTTAGAGAGCAAATGATCTCCGAAATTAAGAAAAATTTAGTGGAGTAGGATGCCTAATGCCTTCTCAAAGTAGAAAACATCGTGGCTACAAGTCTCAAAAAATAGTAGCTAACTATTTAGTTGCTAATGGTTGGCCGTATGCCGAATCTACTGGGGCTGGGCGTTCGGGTACGGACGTTACTGGAACTATTGGCATTGATTGGGAAGTTAAAGCTCGCACAGGGTTTAATCCTTCTGCAGCCATAAAACAGCTAAAAGATCGCCATAATGGCAAAGATTTACCTGTAGCTGTACTAAGACTTAACGGGCAAGGCGAGGCAACTATTGGCGAATGGCCAGTAATATTAAGGCTAGAAGACTTTGTAAACCTATTAAAAGAGGCTGGATACGCTGACGGAGCCTCTTAAATCACGTACCTTTTTCCTTAGAGGGCGACTCTAAATCGAAAACTAAGGACTACAAAACCGTGATTGAAAAAGATAATGAAGAGAAGTTCCTGCGTGTAAGCGCTGGCTCTAACGCCCAGTCAGTAGGCTCTGCGATTGCCCATGCTTTATACGAAACTCCACAGGTAAAGATCCGTGCAGTTGGTGCTTCAGCAGTAAACCAGGCAGTAAAAGCGATTGCTATTGCTAGAGGCTATGTTGCCCCTAGAGGTCTTGACCTAAATTGCCGTCCAGGATTCACTACCGTGGACTCTCGTGACGGACAAATTTCAGCAATAGTCTTTACTATCAATGTAAGTTGATATATTCTTATAACAAGAGATCTCTTAACAGTTAGGAAAACCATGGCAAAAGGCTCAATCCCAAGCCCTGACGAGGCGCTTGCAGGTATGGCAAAGCAAGGTCGCAAGCCTATGATGAAGGATGGAATTGCATTTACTTCTCCATCAGCATCACCTGAGGCAGGCACACTTGTACCAAAGAAGAACACAGCAGCTGGAGATCCATACGGATCAAAGGGTGCTCCACGTAGCAACGTCCCTGCTACAGGTAAGGATCGTATGGGAGCTGCTTATTCAATTAAAGCTCGCTATACAAAGATGACAGATCCAGCAGCTGGAATGACTCAGGCTAATGGCCGAATCATTGCTACTGCTACAAAGCGTGATCGCACAAACTTCGATTCTGGAGCTGGTGCTTCTTACTAATTTGATGTATGCTAGTTACTAGGCCTTGGGGTTTCCTCGGGGCCTAGTACTGTAATTGGACTAAATTATGGAGGACACCAATGTCGTTGCAAGATTTATACGCAGAGGCAAAATCTTTAGGTAATTTAAAACTTTGTATTGTAGGACAGTGGGCTGACACGCTCCCAGAAGAAGATAAAAAAGTACTTGATATAGCTATTGAAGATGATGAGCTAAGTACAAAAGATTTATTTATGTTACTCCGACGTGCCGGTGGAACATTTGGCAAGACTGCCGTTCGTGACCATCGCAGAGGAGATTGTGTATGTCTTTAGCAGACGATTACAACGAAATTATAAAAGCTGGGCAAGAAGGTTCAGACAAATCAAATAAAAGTATTCCAGAAGCATGGCGACCACGTTCTGAAATTGGAACAGATGGTGGCTTTATTGTTTCTACTCCACGTCCAGATGGAAACACACCTGGCGCAGAAGAAATTCTTATTGAAGCAAAGCTAGATCCAGCTGAGTGGACTGTCGTATCTCATAGGCGTTCACGTTGGCAAACATTTAACGGTGATTGGCTTGAGTCTTTTAGAGTTAACGTTGTTCCTTCAGGTAAAGCAGACGCCCCTGATTATGATCTAGAACAACTTCTTTCTTTAATTGTTAATTGGGAACCAACCGAGGTTCTTAAATCAACTGGGGATTTAACTGCTGTGTACAGCATTGGTGATACACAGTACGGTAAAGATGACACTCCAGCTATTATTGATAGGGTTCTTAAGTCTATTGACGAGGCTGTTGAGCACCATAAGTATTTAGCGGGTAAGTACGGAATTAAACAAATTGCATTACCCCAACTTGGTGATTGCATCGAGGGTATGACAAGTCAAAAAGGTAAAGTAATGGGGCGCCATGACATTGGTGTTTCAGAGCAGGTTCGAGTTGGACGCCGAATGCTTCTTGCTCAGATTAAAGCACTTGCCCCTTTAACAGACAAGATT